ACTATAAGCTATTGGTTTAGAGTCTTTCATTCCTTTTAAACTGCCTGGTATTTTTTTAGTAAATACTTCTCCACCACCACCAAAGCTATTCATCCTAACCAAATTGCCCCTACCATATTTTTGAGCAGCTTGATTGCTCATAACAACTTCGCCCGGCTCTAACACGGCAGGAACTTTGTCTCCTCGTCCACTGCCAGGTACCACTCCTCCTCTGTTAAATCCTAATACTTTACCTCCGCCACTGAAAGTTGATGAACCTCTAGATTTGATCGTATTTTCTAAACTTTGCACTGATGATGTCAAAGACTTTAAGGCATCTGTATTTAATCTGATCGCATCAGCAGCTCTTGCTGTTACTTCTGCTCTATCTTTTTCTTTAGTGCCAGTTAAAGTGTCTCCGATATTTCTGCCAGCCGAACCAGCCCCTCCGCCTTGTTTAAATGCTCCAAAAAACCCTCCAGCAAATTTTGTTATTGCCCCTACACCTTTTATAGCGCCTATCACAGCTAAAATTGGTAAAACGGGTTTGAATGCACTTACTAACTTAATAAATGAACTTGTCAAACTTAAAATAATTTTTGCTAAAGCTTGAAAACTAGAACTTTGTCCAATATCTCTTACTAAAGATAAAAATTCTTCTCTTACTTTAGCGATTTGTATAGCCAAAGCTTGTTGAGACTTTATTTGAGCTCCAGAAAGACTAGCTTGTCCAGTTTGTGCAATTTTAAGTGCTTCTTGTGCAGTAGCGAACTGCTGTATGAGTGGAATCACTTTACCTATCTGTCGAAATCCGCCCAACTCTTCTACAATTGTAGAAAACCTTATATCTCTAGGGTCTAGCTGATTTAAGGCTTCGCTTAGTCTTCTAACAGCTTCAAATGGACCAACAAATTTTCCTTCTAGATCTTGTAATTCAACGCCGAAATCTTTTAGTTGTTTTATAGTACCTGCTCTTTGGATTCTAGTAAAAATTGTTCTTAAGCCCGTAGCAATGGTTTCCGCACTTTCGCGAGTAGTAGCTCTAACGCTTGTAAAAACAGCAATAAATTCATTTAATGCATCTTTGCCCTGACTAACGCCTTTACTAGCAGCAGCAAACACACCACCAGTTCTTTGAATAGCTGCAATAATATCACCAGACTCTACTGCAAAACGTGCAGACACAGCATTAATCGACCCCAGAGCAGCTTCTAAATCGCTAACTTCTAGACCAAATTGTCTTAATGCTGCAATTGCGCCCTCAGTAGTTTTTGTTATATTATCAAAAGATGGTGCTAATTCTGTTTTCGCCAGTGCAGCTAGTGCCACTCTAGTTTCTTCTGCTGTTAAACCAGCCTGAGCTAAAGTATCAGCAACACCAATTAAGCTTTCGCTGCTTACTCCAAAAGTAGTAGCTAGTTGTGTTATTGTTTTATCTAAAGATAAAAGCTGTGTTCTTGTTTGGCCGGTAATTTGTCCAAGTCTTACTAATTGTTTATCATAATTTATAAACGCTTTTACTCCTTGATTTACTGCATTTATAACAGCATATACCCCAGTTGTAACAAAACTAAACGCAGCAAATCTTTTTATGGCCAAAGCGGACTGTTTACCGAATTCTTCCATTTTTGAGGTTGCGATTTGTGTAGACTTGGCAACAGACTGCATAGAAGATGAAGTCTTGGTTGTTGTAGATACTGTTTTTGTATTCACACTATTAACTGATTGAATAGAATTACTCAATCCGTTTAATGCTACATTAAGATCATTAATACTAGTCCTAGAAGAAGCGGCTGCGGCATTTAAAGTATTTAAACTTTTAGTTATAGCATTAATTTTTTTAGAAGCGGCTGGATTGACTTTTAAATCAACATTAGCCGTAACGGTATTAAGCTCTCTTCGTATACCAGCCACTATTGTTTTTATATTGGCTGGGCCTCTTAAGTTTATCTCTGCTGTTAAATTAAATTTATTAGCCATAATTGTTTATTTTTATTTATAATAAAATAATCCCCATATCATATAATATATAATATGAGGATTAAGAAATAATATACAGAATAAGAAATATTACTCGGTTGCGCTATCCGATGACTCTGTATTTTCTGTAGTAGATTCATTCGAGTCCTTATTTTCATTTGTTGTTTCGACTACTACTGGATTCCCATCGTCATCAAGAAACGGCTTAAATTCAACAATATAATCCCCATCTTGATCTACCAAATTACCATTTTTATCCACAAATTTACCAGATTCATTTATAAAACGTCCATTTTCATCTATTAATCTACCTTCTGAATCGACAAGTTTACCGTCTTTATTTATTAATCTTAGTTTTTCGTCTATAAATTTGTATTGTTTTAAAAATTTATTTTCTGGTAATTTTTGTTCATAATCGTTTTCTAGTCCATATAGCATATTAGCCAAATTTTGAGCACCAAGAAGAGCCACGGTCTCTGTGGATCTGTTGTTATAGTCTTCATAGCTACCAAAATATGGTTTATTATTATCTTGATACACCGTACAAACAGAAACAAGATAATTAAATCTTGCATTATCTGCTTGTCCTTCGGCGGTATGCGTATCTAAATTAGTCTTAACTGCTATAAGTTCCCTTAGTTCTTCTCTTTTTTGTTTCATATTTAAAGCTACTTCTTTAGCTTTTGATAGGCTTATGCCGCCCTTGGCCAATTTTTTTTCGCCTTCTAAAATTTCAGATTGCAGTTTAGTAAATTTATTTTGTTTTGCTTCGTCCCATAATCCTTGATCTACTAATAGATCATCTAGTTTAGCTCTAACTATGGCTTTAGATTTTAACGCTTCTGTAAAAGCCTGATTATATACTTTTGTTGCTTCTTTTTGATCTTGTAATGATGGGCTTCTAACTAAAAATGTTATTTCTTTACCGTCAATATTTGTTGAGAATGTTCTAGTCTTCATATCTTCTATTTCCTTTCTTGAAATTATAATTATATTTAATATTATTAGTTTGTACTTTATTTAAATCAGATAAGCATTTTCTTAATTGACTATTTCCATTATTGAGTATCTGGTTTCTTGTATCCTCCCACTTTAATCTAAATTTTTGTTGATTTTCGGTTAGCTCTGTTTCTTGTTTATCCAATCCCCATAAATATCCAAAATTTTGCTCGAACTCGAATATTGCTCCTATCATAGTAGTTTGAAATCTTTTGGTTAAAATATTTTTTTGTACATTGTCCATTATTTTTTCCTACTCTGAATAAATTGTTGATTATTTTGCACAACCAGATCTCTCTGAACGTCCGGCAATTTAGCTTCGGGTATATCACTCTTAGCATTTAAAATAACTTGATTTCTTTCTTTAATAATATGTCTAGAATGAGTATCATTCAAGTCATATATATTTTGTGCTTCTTCTTTACTATTAGCTACTAAAAATACTTCTTTAGCATTTCCTAATTTTTTATCTTCTAACATTTTATTGTTGCGATTGTTTTTCTTAGCTTTTTCATTTTCTCTTTTTTGTATGATCATCCATCCATCAAACATGTCATCATCTTCAATTACTGAATCAATTGGACATTCAGGATGTTCATAAGCACTATCGTACATTTTACTGATAACGACTAATGTTTTTTGCTCATCTGTCCATTCAGAAGTAGCTTTATTGAATATAAAATCTTTATTAGCGCTCCAATATGTTCTCCATATTTCGCTTCTAGCTAAAACTCTAAAAACAGAAACATCTATTGTATTTTCGCTAATAAAACTAGCTATATTGGACATAAAATTATAGTCTATATCGTCTAGATCTTTAAATAATATAGAATCATTACAGTATAAGCTATTTAATAGAATAAATTCATTTTTTAATGAATTAATATATCCAGAAAGAGAGATATAATCTAAGGAATGTCTAATAGAATATAGTTTATTATATTGTTTTTTACTTATAGATAAAGACCGGCGAATCTGCTTTATCTTAGCCGGATTTAAGAAATTGTTATAAAGATCGACCTTATAATTTTCTATTTGTTTTTCTATATCGGCTAATATTTTATCGCTATTTATTGACCAAAGACCAGCGTCTATCAGCCAATATACTATGTCATCATCTTGTATCCATTCATAATATTTATTATCGTCATATAACTTTTGAGCATATAGCTCTGCTTCATATTTAACAAATTGGTCAGGATATACAAGAGTATATCTGATATCATTAAATATAAATTTATATTGTCCAGACAGTATCCTGGATAGATATAATGATAGTAGTCTGTTGTCCATAGTCCTTTTAAATGTCCAAAATCTCTTAATCTACTCTAATCTTAGATTTATGGATTATATCCAGTAGAATCAAGATCATTGTAGAATAAACCGCCAGAGTGAGCAACAACAAAGTCATTAAAGTTGCTGTAGCTATAGCTGATTGTTACGTTACCGCCACCAGTATCGCCACCGGTGTAATTGACTGATGACAACTTGTTCTTGGTTCCCAGATAAATCTTGGTTCCTTCGCAAGTTTCTAGATAAATCTTTTGGTCTAGTAAATTAAATCTAGAGTCACAATAGCTAGTGCCAGAAGCAACACTAACGCTGCCGCCATAACTATAGTCGCCAGTGTAATAGCCGCTTTCAGTAGCGGTGATACCGTCACCACTAGTAGCAATAACTTCAAATTCGCTAGTAACCTCAACTGGGAATGTTACAAATCTGTGATAAGGAACTAGTGTTCCTAATTCAAAAATACTTTCACGACCAAGATCAGTACTAACTGTAATATTTTGAAAGTGAACATTGTGTCCGCTACCATTACCAATAAGAAGATTATTGCCAAGAGTTCCTGCTTCTGCGCTAATACCTGGAATTTGGCTTGGAAATACACAGCCGCCACTACCCATGACCAAGTGTTGTCTACGGTTTACACCTTCATTAGCTAGTGGTTCATCGTCATCATCAAAAGTACTGTCGCCAGTAACGTTACTACTCCAAATCTTATCGTTACCAACAAGAGTAACGTCTTCTGTAAAATTGCCGTCTACTGGAAATGTATAACTGATACTGCTAACATACATACCAGGGCAACTTACTCTAGCAAAACTTGTATTGCCGCCAACACTAGTTACCGTATCGTTATAAATTGATAGATTCATATCGGCGCGAGCATTTTGGCGACCAGCAAGATCGGGACTACTAGCCACTAAACCAGCATTAACACTAGTACCAGCTTCTGTGGCTAATACATAAACTAATGGATACCCGTCTAGAACCTTGTTTAAAGTAACTTCAATCTCTGGAATGTTTTCAACATTTTGATAGATTGATAGTTGACCTAGTTCGAAAACTTGTTCTAGATTAAAATTTGTTGTTAAGCCCACACTTTGTAGGCCATGTACTGGAACGTTACCTGTTCCTAGTGTTACCTGTTGAATTGCATAATAAATACGATTATTGGCCATAATTAATCTCCATTGATAAAAACGATAGGCGACTATATAAATATACACATAAATTTACAAAATTATTCTGAAATTATCTCAACCGTAGCTCTGACCATGCCCATATATAGGGACGGATGCACAGATTCTATTTCAAACAGATTAACATTTTTAATCCAGCATTTTCTCCACCCATATTGACTAACCATATCCGGATACATAATTGGACTATTTTTACGGTCTCCATTATAATCTAATGGATATAGGTCATTTTGAGCTATTGTATTAGTGTTATATAAAACAATAACGCTATCTTGTTGCAGTCGTAGGATGTCTAGTAGTTTATTTCTGTCATTTTTATTTTCGGCCAAAACATGGAAAGCGATATCTTGTTCGATAATTAAATTATTATTTCCTATTTCATACGGGCGAGATCGTGATTTGGGTAAGGATTCTATAACAATAGCGGGCATTTGTATTCTGTGTTGTCCTCCAATACTCCAGTCTCCATCTTCTGTGCGAACGATATCAGTATTATTAGTTTCATAACTAGCAAACTGCAAAACGTTAAACCAGGGACTATCATTTGCTCTGTAGGTTTGCACATACCTATAGCTGTAGTTTAATTCTATATCACTATCTGTATCAACGGCAGTATCAAAAATAATACGACCTAATGGATAATCAATTGTAAAATCACCACTAGAATATGGGACAAATGTATCATCAACGTAAACCCCGCTAATATCAACGGGACTGCCACTACTAAATACTACGCCAGTTTCCCAGACCCAATCTTTTCTAATGCTTTGCCAAACCTCTCCCTCGTTGTATGCTGGGTCATCCACAAGTATTAACTTGCCATGTTGGTTGGTGCCATAAATACCGCTACCACCAACAGAAACATCAAACCAAGCGCCAATATTAAGAAAAGCCCAATCTAAATATGTCTTAAAATTTGACTCTAATATATTCAATAATAAATCCTGACCAATATTATTGATATTTTTAAACGTTGTGTTAATATTGCATATACTCATGAGAATGCTCCGTCTAATAATTTTTGTATATCCGATTCTGCATTATCAATCGCTCGTGTAATCCAGTTGTCGCTTCTCGTGCCAGCAAATTCTGAAGGAACTTTCCATGATCTGTTTGATGATTTCATTAATGCATATCCGGTTCTAGATGCTCTGCTAGGTCCCATAACCACTTCATAATTTCTTACAATAGTTTTATTACCTTCTAATAATAGCCATTCAAGCCACGGTAAAGTATATCCTCTAACAGTATCAACAACAGCCGCAAAATCTGTATATAGAACATCGGAAAAATCTGCACGTATCATACTAGCAGAAAAAGTGGATCTAATTTTGCCTCCAACAATACTTGGTGCTTTGTAATTATACTGAATATTTGTACTCCAAACATTAACCAAACTTGCTAATTTACTATCAACGTTAGCTATACCAAATTCATATCTTAATTTACCATTTGCTAAGGATTCGTATTCTGGTGTGTTAATAATGGCTTGTCTTATAATATTTGGAAGATTACTTTTTAATTTTGAAATTCCTCGATTCATAACTGAAGATACTTCGGGCAGCATAGCGCTCAGTATTTTTTGTTGAATTTCTTTGGAACTATCCAATAACTTTAAACTAAAGCGCATTTAATTAACCTTTTTCCACATGGTTATAATATAATTATTATCTCCCAAACCAGCAGGGTTGGGTTCACCAAAGAGTTGAAATTTATGCTTTTTATTATTGCTACCAGGATATAAAACCGTAATATCTTTACATTGTCGAATAGAAGGTAAATAGGTTTTATCACAAATAGTTTGAATCATACCATCCGCAATAGCAACATTGGTCGGGGGGTTAATCCATTTTCTGTAATCCCAAATTATAGCAAGATATCCTGTTTCTGTGTTGGTTTCTCCGTAATAGCCTATGCCATTACAATAAGGACATAATTTTCCAAGATCAAAAGGTGTTGGGCCTCCAGTTTTATATTTATTAGCAGATTTTTTAAGATTAGGATCAAAAATACAATTAGGACAAAGCAATTTTTTACTAACACCAAAAGTAAAAGTAACTTGTGTTGTTAGCCCAGTATTAGCCAACAACATATCCATTTGATTATTATATAAAGTTTTTAATCCGGCAAAGTTTACCATAAATATCCTCAAGAATAAAAGTCGTTACTATTAGTGCTTCTAAACGAACCCCTAAGTAAGTATCTAGGATCAAAATTATTACCAACAAACGGACTAAGTACTGCACTAACCGCGGTAGCATTACCAATATTGTGATCTAATACCAGCTGGTCATACAATGCGCATGGACCTTGATCTAATATTGTTTTGTATCCACTTAAATTACCTTGTACCGCTAAGTTAGCAGAGCCCAGAGCAGTTCTTATTCCTTCTAGAGCCGCTTTGGTTCGAAAAGTGCTTTGGTCCAATATGCAAGCGGCCTTTAGAGATAACAGTCCAACAAAATCAGTATCTCTACTGGCCGGATCACTAGGATCAGGACTAATAGTTTGATTAATAACGTCAACAGTATAAGTTGTTGTAAAATTAGCGTCTGATAGTACGTATCTTGCTGCTACTGTTGATAATTGTATGATTCTATCATCACTATATGTAGGAGTGGTTTCTAGATCATTAATCAAGGTGCGAATTATAATAGGAACTTCTACTTGCCAGTAACTCATATTTATATACCCCTTTAAGAGATGTCGCCGCCGTCTACTTCTGTGAGAGCAGAGTCTATGAGAGCGTCTGCTGTTATTTTGCGCGTTACGGGTGTGCCACTTGGTTCATCAACTATCACCAAAAAATCGTCTGGTGTTACTCCAGTAGCCGATGGTAATTGGCTAATTTTAATAAAGCTCATAATATTGTTTCTCTGTACATTTTCGGTGTGGTGTGTACTATATTAGTATACACCGATAAAAAACAGGAGAAAACTATGAGTTTACCAGTAATAGTTGCTAGTGAAACTAAAACTAGCGAACCACAAGAGGTCATAACCTTTAATAAGTGGTGGATTGAACATCTTATGATTCTTGGCGATAAAACTGGCCAAGTTACCGCAAGCGTGAGCCTTAGAAAGTTTGGAACTAAAGCTGACCAAACTATGGTTTTTGATGACGAAACAGCGTTTTTACAAATAGATAATGTGTTAGAAGAGGCTGCTAATGACCCGGATTTGGCCGCTGTTATGGGTGGATTAATCGCTTATGTGGGCAAAAAAACCATACAAGAAGGAAAAGCTTCAAATATTATAGTTTAATATTAACATGAGTTTAGTTAAGTATAAAAGGCTAGAATCAGAATTTTTAGATAACATAGACCAATATCCAAATAACAAATTTTCTGACAGAGGTATAGTTACCGCTTGTGGTAGTAAAGAATGTTTTTATGTGGGGGCATATGTATTAATTAATATGCTCAGATATTTGGGTTGTACTCTACCAGTAGAAGTTTGGAAATTTGACTGGGAAAAAAATGACAAATGGGATAAAATATTCAACGAATTGGATGGCGTTATAGTCAAATATTATGATAAAAAAATAGCAGAAGTTGACAGAAAAGGATGGAGCTTAAAACCGTTTGCTATATTAGAAAGTAGCTTTAAAGAGGTGTTATTTTTAGATAGCGATATTTGTCCTGCTAAAGATCCAACTTATCTTTTTGACTACGAACCATATAAAGAAAGTGGAAGTATATTTTGGAGCGATACTTGTAGAACACACGCCCCAGCGAAAAGAACGCCAGAAAACAAAAGCAGAGATTCTTTTTGGCATTTAGCAGAATGTAACGAAATCGCCGAGAGAGAATTTGAGAGTGGACAAGTATTAATAAATAAAGAAAAATGTTGGAAAGAATTGAATCTAACCTGTCATTACAACTTTCATGCTGATTGGTACTATAAATTATTTTTGGGAGATAAAGAAACTTTTCATTTAGCTTGGAGAAGATTACAAACAGATTTTGTATTTTTTCAAAATAGCACCAGTATTAATGTTACTGGTGGAAAATATTTTTATCAATACGATCACAATAATGAATTAGTTTTTCAACATCGTAGTGGCAATAAGTTTCATCTTAAGAATAATTTGTTAAAGCCAAAGTTCGAACATCAAGACAAAATATTAGAGATTATATCAGAATTAAGGAATATTTTCTAATGAGCATTTCGGCTGTTTATTGTTGTATGGGTCGAGAAAAGAATTTGAGACTTTCTATAAAATCAGTTTTACAATTTAAAGAAATTTCAGAAATTATTGTATTAGATTATGGTTCTAAAATTCCGGTAAAACAATTCTTTAGTAAAAAAATACGATTGTATAGACTCGATGCTCCGTATTGGCACCTAACAAGAGCATACAATATGGCAATACAATTAAGCACCAATGAGGTTGTGATTAAATTGGACTGCGATTATTTTTTAAAATCTAGTTTTTTTAGAAAAAATTTATTACAAAAAAATTGCTTTGTTTCAGGCGACAATATAATTAATCAAAATTTAAGTGGATT